ATCACAAAACCTGCGCAAACAGCAACACCCCCAGCCAAGGCCACACGGCCCGCCGGGGGTGTTTTCCTGTTGTTTTTTGCCTGAAATCGCTGTATTATAGGCATTGCACAAAACAATTTTGGAGGTTTAGCTATTATGTGGATTTATCGCTCACCAATCGGCATTTTGAAGATCGTGCGCCAGCCTGACGGTACTTTCGGCTTGTGCCATAACGAAACAGTTTGGGAGGCTTGCGACACGCCGCAGGCAGAAGCCGACAATGTTTTTTGTCATGTAACAGGCTGTGACGAATGGGATTCATGCCCCGACGCTGGTCCCTCCGATCTGTCCGAATGGGAATACATTCCCTCGTAACTTTCCGCCAGTTCTGCGGCCATACGCCGCCCATCAATGGTGCTTACCTTGTTCTTGTGCAAAAGCCGGGTAAGCGCCGTTTTTATTTGTTCCTCGGTTTCCAAATGCGGGTACGCCTCCAAAAATGCCTCGCTTTCCAGCAAATCTGCCGCCACGCGCATGACCAAGCGCCGTTTCAGTTCGGGGGTTTTACGCAATCCCTCCAAAAGCTGCTCCTCGCTCATGGTTTCACCGTGGGTCAAAATATCCTCGTTCATATCCTGCCTCATCTCTGCCCGGTTCACCGCCGGGCGTTTTTTCGTTGTCGATGATCTTCCAGTTTCTCCGCAGGGCGGCCAGCGTGGAATACGGGCAAAAGCCTTGCCCCTGCACATCCCGCACACACAAACACCCGCTCCGCCCGGCGCTGATCTCGATTTCATAGTATTTCTTGCTGACAAACCCGCAAGAGGTCTGCCCCACAAACTGCGCCGTCACGATCTGCGCCATGCTCACCCCTCCGCCGATTCCCGCAGCCAGTCCAAGCAGCACTTTATGCAGGTTTTCGCGTCACCGGGGCCGGGGCATTTATCGTCGTCGTGCGGGCACATGATCGCAACCGCCAGCGCCTCGTCGTCCATTTCCCTGATCTTGTCCGCATGGGTAAAAACCACATCCGGGCAATGCTTCTTTCGTGCCTCTTGGCAAGCCTTGCCGCCATAGTCCAGCAGGCAACCGGGCACCCTGCACCTGTCACACAGTTTCACTTTTCATTTCTCCGTTTCATCCAGCGCCGCAGCGGGCGCACCACAAAACAGTCTGCCGTAATATACGCGATTTTTCGCCAGTTCTGTTGCTCCACAAGCTGCCTTGTACTCTCCAATGGCATTTTCAAGCCGCATATCTGTTCAACTTCTTCCACAACACGCCGGGCAAGTACCCGGCTTACAAGCCTTTTCACAAAAACGCGCCTCCTTTGCCCGGTTCACCGCCGGGTCTTTATGTTTCTATCCAGTAGTCCATCAACGACCACCCGCCGTTGCTGTGTACACGCTTGATTTTCTTGCGGGCGATTTTCTCCGGCACAGTGCTTTTCAGGTTTC